GAGCTGTTCGGGATTGCGGAAAACGAAACGCTTTGCCATGTCATACCTCCTGTATCTCGATCCCCAGGCAGTTTTTCATCTGCCGTCTTTTCAGTCGATAGGTCTTGTCCTTGCGGGTCGCTTCGCTCTTGGCGTCGTATACGGTGTATGTGCCGTCGGCTTCCTGGGTCACAAAATCCGCTATGTACTTCACGCCGCCCGGAAGGTAGAAAACAACTTGGCAGGCAAGGCCGATGTGCTTACCGGCAAGGCATTCCAGCCGCAGCAGCTCGTATACCTGGGCTTCGTGCTTGCTGTCAAAGCGTTTGCCGTCGTATTCGGTTGGCTGATTTCTATACTTCCGCTCCCTCGGCTTGGGATCGGCGTCATAGAGCCGCTGCTGGTTGTTCTCGTCGAGGTCAACAAGAACCGTTTCGCGCTCCTTGTCATGGCTGGGATTTGTCCGCACATCGGGCATCTTCTGGCTGGTGCGCTTGCAGTAATCCCGGAGCCATTTATCCGAAACATAAAGGGCCATCTTCTACCTCATACCGCCACACCGGCAGCCTCGCACGCTTCCTTGTATCTGCGCATACGTTCTGCCAGCAGCTTTCCAATATCCTGCGTCAATCCCGCTGCGGATTCCTCCGCGCCGTCCTCCGCCTTGATGTACAGCGGCACAGCAGGAAGGAAATCGCCGGTCGCCGGATCGCGCAGGGCAGTGACGCCAACCTGGATGAAACGTTCCTGCTTTTCCATAATTACACCGCCTTTGCGCTCATAGGATCACAGCGAGAGAACAGATACCGGGCGTTGTACTCCGGCAACAGAACTTCCATGACCTTTTCCGCTTCCGGGTAAGTGAAGTCGGTAAGGCCCATCAGTTTGTTGTAGGCCGTCTTTTCGGACACGTTCAGGAAGTCCGCAAAGGCTTTGGTGGAAATCCCCTTGGCAGTAAGAACATTCTTGATATTGAGCATAATTTACCACCTCCGAATTACCCTTGCTCGTATATCTGCACCTATCATATACCCTTGCTCGTAGTTTGTCAATAGTTTTTTACCGCTGGTCGTAATTTTTTACTTGACCAAACGACAGGCGATGATATAATAGAGAAGAAAACACTTCGGAGGTGTGATATGGACTTTTTAGAGAAGGTTAATCTGCTTATGCAGGAGCGCAAGCTGAATAGACATACTCTTTCAGAAGCCTGTGGCATTCCGTATACAACAATAGATGGATGGTTTAAGAAGGGGTACGAGGGAGCAAAGGTCAGCACTCTTATTAAACTTGCCGACTATTTCTCTGTGGAACTCGATTACCTGGTTAGGCCGTCCATCACAGATCGTAACTACGGCAGACAGATTGAAAACATAGGGACAGACGAAAAAGAACTCCTAACCCTTTATCGTTCCATGAATGATGTAGGTAGGAGCTTGATGATGAATACCGCACGCACTTTCGCCGGGAATCCCGACATGCAAAAAGAAAGGCAAAGCGCATCGGTAATATGATATTCGTCGATTTTGAAAGAAGGTGATGCCTTTGGCAATCTGCATCTGCATCATCATCGCTTCAATCCTGTTAATCATCTACGCCGTATATCAGGGGGTTGTAGCAGCTCCACGCAAACAAGAGCTTGTGCAGCACCACGAATTAAGCCGGAAACTCTATGATAAAGCAATGAACACCAGCAGTTTGTCCACGGCACGGGAATGCTACACGCAGTTGAATGCCAGCTATACCCTCGTTAGAGATCACGCAAACCGCAATAGTCGTTCCTGCTTTGAAGATGATATTCAGGAAGTAAGAGGCTGTGCAGAGGACTTAGCGCAGGAGAAGTGGAGCGACAAGGCGGAAAAGTATCTTTCCGAGATCGAATACTTGCTTTCCTGCATCATGACTACCAGCTTTCAGGATGCCACCCAAGCAAAGAAGGATCGTAGCAGGATATTAAGGCTGTATGATTCCTATTGGGATTGGACACGAAAGTGCTACGAAGATAATCATTCTCTGTGGTCGCGCATCAATCTATGGGACGTCGCCAAGGATTCGATGTCCGCTGCGCTGGGAGATGAATTTGCTTGCTGGAACGATTCCGGCTATGGTCATCCATCGGTTAGGGCGCAGCTTGAACGCTGCTTGTCGGATCGCATCGCCTCGTTGCAGCCCAGAGAAAAGAAAGAACCAAGGAGAAAGGCGGAAAAGCCCATGATCGAGCCAAAGCCAAAGCTGCTCCACGATGCAGTGATTCGCCATTTCGACGAAGAAGGAATAGAGTATGTCGATAAAACAAGCGCTGGCGGCAGCTTGTACTTCTTCGCAGAGGCCGTTGCGAATGATCTGGCCGCGAAAGGCTATCAGGTACACTTCGCAGAAAATGGAACCAAGGGAACCGGCCACCGTCCGGCGTGGTATATCCGATTCCAATAAAAAATCCGCCCAGGCTGCTACCTGTGCGGATCAAACGCAAGGAAAATGCAAACACCACTAAGCACTTTCCGTAGTCAGTATATCACAAGCTGCCTGCGTTGTAAAGTCGGAAAGGATTAAGATTGAACGCTGTAATCTACGCCCGTTTCTCGTCGCACAGTCAGCGGGAGCAGTCCATCGAAGGTCAGCTCCGGGACTGCTACGAGTATGCCAAGCGCTATGATATAAACATCGTCGGGGAATACATCGACCGTGCCATTTCCGGCATGACCGATGACCGCCCGGACTTCCAGCGCATGATCGCCGATGCTCCGAAAAAGCAATTTGAGCGGATTATCGTCTGGAAACTGGATCGCTTTGCCCGCAATCGTTACGATTCAGCCCTCTACAAGCACAAGCTCAAGCAATACGGCATCCGCGTTATATCCGCCATGGAGAACGTCGGAGAAGGGGATGAATCAATTCTCCTGGAAGCCCTCCTTGAAGCGTCCGCCGAGTATTATTCCCTCGATCTCAAGAAAAAGATCCTTCGCGGCCAGCGTGAAACCATCGCAAAGGGCCGTTGGTGTGGCGGGCCTATCCCGTATGGCTACAAGGCGGTGGATGGAAAACTGGTGGCGGACGAAAAGACCGCGCCGATCATTCGCTATGTATTTGAGCAGTACGCCCAGGGTGTCCCCATGAAGGAGATCATCGACGAGCTGAAACGTCGCGGCGTCCGCAGCTCTCGCGGCGGTGAGTTGACCTACACCACCTTCTCCCGCGCCCTGACAAATCCCGTCTATATCGGCAATTTCATGTACAAGGGCGAATTGGTTCCCGGCGTTGCCGAAGCCTTGATAGACGAGGACACCTTCAACAAGGTACAGATCATCGTCAAGGCCAATGCCCACGCCCCGGCAGCCAACAAAGCAAAGGTTGAGTATCTGCTGCAAGGCAAGGCGTTCTGTGGTCACTGCGGCTCCCACATGATCGGCGAGAGCGGCAGGAGCCGTAATGGTGACAATTATTATTATTACTCATGCGCCGCCCGGAAGAAGAAGCACTCCTGCCGGAAGAAGAACGAGAAGAAGGACTTCATCGAATGGTATGTTGTAGAACAGACCTTGCAATACGTCCTCACTCCGGCCCGTATGCGGGATATTGCAAAGGCCGTCGTCGCCGAGTACGACAAGGAATTTGCAGGCAGCAGGGTAGAGGAATACGAAAAGGCCATCAAGCAGTACGAGCGGGAGCTGGATAAGCTGGTCGATGCTCTGGTAGATGCTCCGAAGGTAGCCCATAAGCGCATCTATGAGAAGATGGAAACCCTGGAAACGCAGAAAGCGTCCATGGAAAATGAGCTGGTCAAGCTGCGGATCGCCAGCGAGATTCGTTTCACCGAAGAAGAAGTGCGGGCATGGCTCCGCCACTTCTGCACCGGCGACCTCTTTGATCCTGAGTTCCGCCGCAATATCATCGACACCTTTATCAACTGCATCTACCTGTACGATGATCGCATCATCATCTTCTACAACATCAAAGGCGGCAAACAGGTTTCCTTTGTTGACCTTGCCGAATCGTTGGATAGCGAATCAGAGAGCAGTGGTTCGGATTTGAACGCAAATGCTCCACCATTTAACATCAAATCCGAACCGGCATACATCTTCGTCAATGGCGTGTTCGGCTGCATCTTCCCTCGGAACGATGTAGAATGACCGGGTGATTTCACCCGGTTTTTCATTTTTCGGTGTGAAATTGAAAATAAGGCTCATTTCACTTTCAACTTTGCAAGGCAGACCGTCGCGTGATGGTCTGCCTTTTTCGTATTTCTTCTAAAGCACGCGCGCGGGCGCGGGCGCGTGAGCCAACCCCTCACGCAACCCCTTCAAAAGTGAATGAAATTCATAAAAAAAATTAAAAAACTAACCAAATCTTGGGCTCACCGACGCCGCATAG